GCATATTCATATAGATACTACCAAGCAACTCCCTAGATGTTTTTTTACCTCTTATTCTCTTAGAGTCAACCTCCTCAACAAAATCCGAACCTGCTTTTTTAAAGCTATCATCTTTACCCGTGGCATAAAGATTTTTGGTTGCATCAGCCACGTCTTGTAGTTGTAAACCATTACGTTTGTTTATAGTAAAACATATAGCTTCTGGATAAAAGTTATTTGCAGACATATCTAATGGATATGTCAATGACTCAAATGTTTTGGGATTGTAATCTTTGTTCTCTGCCATGGCTACCTTTTAAGTTGTCTAATTGTTTTTTCATTCTGTTTCCAAATCTTATTACTACTCATCTTACCACCAGATTCAGACTTAAACAATTCAGCTGATAATAAAAGTGTACGCTCCCAATCTAATGGATTGATCTCTATCAACTTTGAACGTACACTAATAATCTTATATCTTCTAAACGAAATCTCTGCTCCTCTCAATGATCTCATATGAAACATGATTCTTCTAAACTTCCTCCAAAATAATGTAGTATCTTCTTCTACTGGTGCATCTGAAAAGTACTTAGACATGATATCAAATAAAAGTATTCGTCTTTTTAAAATCAAGTGATGATAGTTGATACCTTCAAACCAATTTTGTCTTCGTTTTGTAACAAAGATTAGTGGATAACGATCATGGTATGTATCAGCTTCTTTTGGAATGTATCTAAAAAAATACATCTTACCAAGTTCAACTCTGGATACTTCGTTGCCTCTAACTTTTCGTAATGTTTTTATTGCCATTTTTCTTATATTTATAAGGGTTCTTTGGAATATCTAGTTCTTTTTCAGTTAAAATTATAAACTCCATACCACGTTGTTCAGCCCATTTGCGAGCTGACTTCCATTTATTCTGATTTACTATAAATCGTCTTAGATCATTTTTATACTTACTAGATATTCTATTTCTACGTTTTGGTGGTCTACATTGACTAGCTGGTTTTACTTCTATTATATACTTCTTGATCAGTCCTTCTGGATTCTGTACTTTAACATAAAAATCAACAAAGTATCGTCTAGTTTTCTTCTCAATCTGATTGTAATATGGTATAATGACGTTCTCTGAGGCCCACTCAAGTACATTAGGAGCTCTGTCTAAATACTTCATATACTTTAACTCCCATGATGATCTATACACAACCTCTTGCAAATCTGCCACATATTTTGCTTTATTGTGTACTTTATATCTATTTGGTTTTGGATAATTCATATTAGTTGTATAAATATATAGATTCACTTGTATTTATACAGAACGGAGTAACGATGAAAATAAGTCAAATAGTAGCCAATTCAAAGCATGGTTTTGCAAGACCAAATCTATTTAGAGTAGAGATATCTAAAATTAGAGCAGATCAACAGTTACAGTTCCAACAGAATTGTTTTCAAGCTGTAATACCTGGCAGTAACATTGCTTCATCAGATAAAGATATTGGTATGCGTGGTACAGCTTATCAAAGATTATTTACAGATGTTATTCTTGGTTTTTATTGTTCTGGTGACATGAAAGAATTGAAATATTGGCAAGAATGGATAGATGAGATTATTGATCCAACAACCAATCATGTCAATCTATATAATGAATACGTTGGTGTAGTTAAAATCATTCAACTAAATCAATTTCAAAAAGATATTGCTGAATGGACATTACATGATGCATATCCAAAAGTTGTTGATCCAATTTCACTAGACTATGGAGCAACTGATACTATTACTAGAGTGAATGTTTCATTAACATACAGACACTTTACACATAGATTTTTACATTGGAGTGGAACTAAACCACCAACTAAATTTAGTACACCACAAATACCAACTATGCGTAAGACTATTAAATCAATATTTGTATAACTATTTAATTATCATTATTATAAGGAGTAAAATGAAATGGGATTACCAACAATTGCAGTACCGCAGTATACGTTAGACATACCATCAACAGGCCAGACAGTCAAGTATAGACCATTCTTGGTTAAAGAAGAAAAGATTCTTCTACTTGCATTGGAAGGAGAAGATCAAAACGAAACAATTATAGCAATAAAAACCATTATTGAAAATTGTGTCTATGGTGATATGAATGTAAATACCATGGCAATGTTTGACTTAGAATACATATTTCTTAAATTGCGTGGTAAGTCAAAAGGAGAAATTGTTAATCTCAAGTATGAATGTCCTAAATGTAAAACAGAATTACCTGTAGAACTTAATATTGATGAAGTTAATGTAGATAAAAATCCAGAAAATACATTAGATATTAAACTCAATAATGATCTTGGTGTTATGATGAAATATCCAACACTAGAACTACAACATATAATGGAAAAGGTAGGAGATGATAATAAACAAGTTGAACTTATATTTGAAACAATAATTAAGTGTATTGATTACATATACGATAAAGAAAACACATATCCATCTAAAGATCATACAGAAAAAGAAATGAAAGACTTCATAGAATCATTAACTGATGAATATTTTCAAAAGATAATGAAATTTTTTGAAACATTACCAACTTTACGACATAAACTTGAGTTACATTGTACTAAAAAGAAAAAAGATAAGATATGTAACTACAAAGAACAGGTGACATTGGAGGGCCTGCAATCTTTTTTCGGATAGCCCTTTGTAATGAATCATTATCAAATATGTTTTCAACGAATTTTGCTATGATACAACACCACAAATATTCGTTAATTGAATTGGAAAATATGATACCATGGGAAAGAGAAATTTATGTTAATCTCTTGATTAAACATGTACAAGAACAAGATGCAAAAGCTAAACAACAACAAAAAGGATAGATAAATGCCACAGACACCAGATGTTAACACTAAAATACTTGAATCAATTTCCACACAAAATTCTAAGCAAATAGAAATTTTATCAGGAATCCGAAAGGCGTTACTATCTGGGCCGTCTGCTGAAGATGTAGCTGAATCAAAACGGGCAAAGAAAACTGGTGGTGATGATATGTCTGGTGGTACTACTGTTAATGCAGATGCCAAAAAGAAATTTGGTGGTATGTTAGGTACATTCTTAAAGATAGGTCTTGCAGTTATAATAATCCCGTTCTTGGCTTTAATTGGTGGTGTTGCTGGTGTTATTAAAGGTATCATGTCTGCACCAGAAGTCAAATTTATGTTGACCATACTAAAAACCATTGGACAGAGTACTCTTGGTTTTATTAAGTTCATGGGTAGTATTGGTAAATGGATATTAAATTTGGGCCCAGGAGGAAAACTAGGCACAGGATTATTTAAAGTATTTGGTAACATTGGCACAAAAATGTCAGGTATGTTTACTGGTTGGACATCTAAGATTGCATCAATTTTAGAAAATCCAAAAGTTGTTGCAGTAATGAACAACGTAGCTAAATTTATGAGACCGTTTACAAGAATTGCATTTTGGTTAGTCTCTGCTGTTGAATTTTTTAAGGGTTGGGGTAAAGCAGATGAAGTATTTGGTAAATCGGAAGGTGATGTAACTATTGTAGAAAAGTTTGCAAGTGGTATTGGTAGCATTATTGATTTTATGACTTTTGGACTTCTAGGTGCAGAGAAAGCTGCAAAAGGATTGAAGGCAACATTTGATTTGTTTGCACTTGCAATAACTGACCCAATAAAAGCTTGGAAACAAATAACAGATTGGTGGACTACATTTAGTTTTGATGAATCTGTTGTACAACCAATGTTAGTCATGTTTAATAAGTTTCCAGAGACAATAAGAACTTTTATTGATGGGCCATTGAGTACTTTTGGTTCAAAAGCAGTTGATATGCTCAAAACTTTTATATTTGGTTCAGATGATCCAGATTCAACTGAAGGGTCTGGTGGTTTGTGGGGTGGTGTTAAGAGTTTATTCTCAGCTAAGAATGTTGTTGCGGCAATTACTGGACTAGTAAGTTTGACAGCAGGTTTCTCTAAAATGTTAATAAGCATTGCTTCAATACCATTTATCGGAACAAAAGGGGAATGGGGATCCCTATCTACTTGGGGTGGAATATTAGGTAGTGTTGTACAATTATTTACAAAAACGGAACAAAGTGATCTTAAAGCTTTAAGTACAACGGCTGATTCAATACTGGTCAGTATTGGAACATGGATAGGTGATATTTTTAGTGGTCTATTTAAAAATACGATGGATTTTCTAAAAAAGAAATTTGGTAAGTTAGATTCTAGAACATGGTTTAAAACTAAAGATGAAGCTCCAAAAGAATCACTGTTTAAATCTAAAGATGAAGCTCCAAAAGAATCACTAGATTATATGCAGTTGAAAACACCACCCCATAATACTTTTAGGATGGCA